TGTCCTTTAACTCCAAACTGCTTTACTTCTTCTTTATATGTTTGCCCTAAATCAATAACCGTTTTTCTCGTCAATTCCCTAATAAAATGCTTATTGGCTTCTGGTCTAAAACATAAAAAATAATGCTTTTCAAGTTTTGGATTGACCGTAAAATAATGAAGGCATTGCGCTAAATTATCAAGCGGTATTTCATTGTGAAATAAAACGGTATGATGCGCTTTTCGTCCAAAGCATTTAATCTCGCAGGAATATTTTTCGCAGTCGCTAATTCCATCTGGTGAAATGCCTAGCAATTCGTTTTCTTCGCTTTGTAGCCATCCTGTTTGGTTAAATTGTATTCCTGTATAATCACAAAGATACTTCCTTGCAAATGGTTCTAAATCATTACCACGTTGCATTGCTGAATTTTGAAAACCATCTTCTTCAAGTTCAAATTCTTCTGATCTTTGGCTAAGAATATCAATCAAAAGGGTGTCCGATTTAACGAACAAACCCTTTGATAAAGTACCGCCAATTTTACCCCATTTAAGATTATGCCATTCGGGGCTGCCTTGTTTTATGTTATCAAATCTAAGCATTTGCAAGTTCCCCTTTCAATTTGTCTTTTAAAGCGTTAACGGTCGGTAGTGCCTGCTCTTGTTTAGTTAGTTTACTCCAATTAGCGCCTAAATCTGCTAAGCTCTTAGAAGCGTTTAAAATAGTTAATCCGTTTTTGTCGGAAATATCGGGGATTGGACTTATCGGAGAAACTTTTATCCCTCCTGTAATTACGCCCATCATTTTAACATTTGGGTCAAAGATTAATTCTATTTTTGTACCAGTCCAGTTACCAATATTTCGGCTTTCTAAAGAGGTGCAATTTTTTAAAGTCTTTACAATGTTAGATATTGTTTTACGGTTACCTGAATTTACAACCATCGGCTTAATATCTTCAACAAAAAATAAAAAATATCCGCTTGTTTTGTTTCCGCTTACATCTACATTCGTATCATAAAAAGCATCTTTAATTGTTAGTGTGCAATTACCTTTGTCGGCTATGATTGCCTCTACGTCTATACCTGCTAAATGCGTGGATTTACGGTATTTCATGCAATCTATGTTCTTTTCCATTTTGTCTATAAATTTTAAAGTTTAATTATTATTAAAATTAATATCGCAACTGATATGCAAACTAGCATAATCATCATGTTGCAATTTTCTTTTTCTTCGTTTCTACCTTGTCCCATCTGCCAAAGACTTATATAGTTCACGTTCTAAAATCTCACCAAAAGCGCAAACCTCTAGCATCGCAGAGCAGTCTTTATTATTGATAACTACTTTTACGATTTGTATTTCCTCATCATTTCCAGGATCTGTTAATCCGCTTGACTTTTGGGAGTGTGTTCCATCGAAGGTTATTTCAATGTCGATGCCATCTATTTGGATGTCTTGTGTGTGGATGCTCATGATTTTATTGATCTAATTACTAATGTACCTACTTTTGTTATTTTAAAACCTGAATACGTTAAACCACCTCTTACACTCCAATCCCATGGATGACTTAAAGGAATAAAAAGTAATTCTTTACGCTCATTTGAAATAAAAGTTTTATCAACATCTTTACCCCCTGCTGCTGAATAATCTGATGCTTTCACATTATAGCAATCTATTCTTTGTCCTACTTTCATATTCTTTTCAAGTTTTTAGTTTTAGCTAATTCCTCCCTTATCATTCTGTTAATATCTAAATGTAAAGGTTTAGGCTTTGGCATTCCAAATTTGTAAACAGTTCTGGTGCCATTTGGGTGCGCTGTTGATTTAACCTTTAACATTTGTAGCCTCCTTTATTAATTTTTGAATTGGTAAAATGTTAATTACTCCGTTTGGAGTTTCTAAAATAGAAAGGATGTTTTCTAACATTTCCAGCATTTCTGGAGCTTTAGAAATTAGTATGGCATTTGCTCTACCTTGTTCGGGTTCAGGGTCATTTTTAGTCCAGTCATCATTACCGTAATTATAATGCTTAGCTGATGCAATTCTTGTATCAACACACGAAATATCAGTTTCATGTCTGCCATGAAATTCTTTAATAACCCATTTACCCTGAGTACCTTTAAACTTAGTCATTTGTAGCCTCACTTTCTTTCATTTCTGCTACCATTTCCGCGGCTAGTTCTGTATAACCTAATCTATTAGCTAGGTCGATACATGATAAGGCTTTTGCATCTAAGTTTGTGGTGTCAAACATAAATCTAATTATCTTGCAATTGTTTACTTTGATGTCATCTAGCAAATACGATTTTGTGTCTCTTGCTATTTGGTCAAACATTTCCTTGTTTACTGATAAAAATTTTCTTACTTTCGTCATGTCTGTAAATTTTAAGTGTTTTCAATAATTAGCGGAGTGGTTTTCACTTCGCTTTTTTTGCTTAATCAAATGTAGTGTTTTAACTTTGAAACTACAAACTTTATTTTAAAGTTTATCAATTTCAGATTTTGCCCACTTTTTAAATGATGCAAATTTTATTAAAATGTCTTTAGATGTTTCGTTGTTAATTGTATCTATTGGAGACTGAAAACAGTCGACAAAAAAAGAAAGTTGCTTTTTTACTGGCGCTTTTGCTAATTTATCGGATTCTAATTTAGCTACTTGTGTGGCTTTAATTTCGGCATCTTTAGTTTCCTGTATTTGCTTTGCTAAATTATCCGCTATCTTTTTCAACCGTTCGTTTTCCGCTTTGGCTTCTGCATCTTTTACGGCTTGTTCAAGGGATTCTATTAATCGTTTGGCGGCTGATTTATCCGCTTCCGCTTTCAACCTTACATTTTCCAAACGTTGCGATTCAAGTCTTTCAGCCTCTGCTAAACGTTCGGCTTCTATACGTTCGTTTTCTGCTTTTTCGTCTGCAATACGCTTAACCTCTGCAATTCTTGCGCTTTCAATCCTTGCTTCGTGTGCTAACTTTTCACGTTCCAAAAGCAAATCAAACTGGTCTGCATTCATTTCATCTAAAGCTATAAATTGAACGTCTGTACCGTATGGCCCAAGCAATTCGATTCGTTCGGCTTTTAATGCTGCTTTACGTTCACGCTCTAAATTTTCCTCAAATTTTACTATTTCGGTTAATTTAGATTCCATTTGTTCGTTTACTAATGATTCTACCCTGGCTTTTGCATCAACAAATTGCCCTCCTCTTAAAAATAACTCTTTTTGAGCTTTACGCCAAGGCTCAACCCCTTTAGTTCTATTATCCCGAACCTTTGATAAAAGTTCCTTAGCTTCTTTAAAAGTAGCCTTGTTTAACTCTTTTAAAATTACTTCATTGTACACCGATTCTAAAGCATGTCTTTCTTTGATAATTACATCAAGTCCGGCAATCATTTTATTGGCTTGTTTTTCCTCTAATCCAAACTCTTTAGGATCAATAATTGTCATTTGGTTTTCCATTTTGTCTGTTTAATTAATTTTAATAAATTTAATTCCATCAATTACTATCATTTCAAGTTTACCTGACTTAATCTGGTTATAAACCCATGTAGTACTTTTGTTGTGCTGCGTTGCGTAGGTGCTTACCTTTATCAACTTTTGTGGTTTTTCTTTTTGCATTTTTATTTAGTTTGTTAAATGAATTATTTCTTGTATTGTTTCTTTTACCTTATAGTAGTAAGTTTCGCTAAAACTTAGTGTTGTGTGTATTTTATCAATACATACCATGTCAATAATCTTTTTTGTATTAATAAAAACTTTATTACCGCTTTCTAATGTTAGTTCTATAAATTTCATATTTTTATTTTTAAGTGTCCCCAAATATACTATTATACTTTGAAACTACAAACTATATTTTAAAATAAATAAAAAAACCCCTAACAAGTTAATGTTAAGGGTAATGTAAACGGTAAAAATTAGTAAATCTCACTAAACTAATCCGTACAATTACAAGTTTTTAAAGATTCCATCATTGAAATTTGACCATAGGTATAATCTTTATGCTCCAATTCTTTTAAAAAGATATTCATATTAAATCTATTTTTTGTTATTTTTTCCATTTTTTTAAACCAGTTCATTTTTTCAGGTTCTAAAGTAAATTGTTCTTGCAATTCAATTTCATTTTTATTAAAACATCCTGCACAATTAGAAAATTTAGGAAAAATATATTTTGGTTTATTTATAAAAAAATCAATTATTATTTTGTTTACAATTCTGTATGATTTTAAAGGAGTTATTGAATTTCTCCATTCAAAATCTTTAATCCAGTTTTGATTTTTTTTACCGTAGTTTTTACATGAAAACGCAAAATTAAAAAAGTCGTCTGTTTTTCTGTTTGGTTCGTCAAATCTATAACCTATATTCATGTTTACAAAGTCATCAATACTATCTAATAAATATAAATAACAATACCAAAATATCGGGGTCATCTTCATGTCTGTAGTGCAAAACCTCATACGTCTATTTGGTAATGCGTTTGCGTGGTTTAATATTACTTGCTCGAAAGTGTCTCCAGTTACCCAAATAATATTTTTACCTAAATCTTGCTCTAGCTGTTTTATAATATAAAGCGTTTTATCACTTTCAGCAGTTGCAATAAATGGCATTTGTATCTTATCTTCAATGTATTGTATGATTTTTTTATCTTTTGGCGTACAATTTTTATCTTCAATTCTTACCAAAGAAAAAATATTGTATTCTGTAGGAAAATTTAAAGCCATATAAGAGCTGGTGCGCCCTCCACTTACCGATGTGATTGATTTCATTTTTGTGAGATTTATTTTGTAGCGGATACAGGATTCGAACCTGTGACCTCTAGGTTATGAGCCTAGCGAGATAGCCATCTTCTCTAATCCGCAATGCAATATTACTTATTTATACCTAAACCACCAAATTAAACCATATAAAACCGAACCAATTATAACAATTAATCCTGTCCACCAAAAAACACCACGTACTTTTATTATCTCTGGAGGGGATTTATAGTACATCCTTTTGGTTATAAACCGATATTTAAACGGAACTTTTAAAGTTACTTTTTCTTTGCGCTCCTTAATCGTTACTGAAACACTTAAAGCTCCATCCTGCTGTAGCGTTCCGTAAACAATAGCTTTATCATTGTTTAATAATAGCCTATCTTTAAAAGGCTTTAAATTACCTTTTTCGTCATTCTCTATTATAGTAAAAACCTTAATGGTGTCGCTTTTGATTACTATTACAGTATCTACCACCAAAACAGTATCTATTTTTAGCAAAGTATCGGTTGTGAACTCGATAGGGTATAACCTATTTGCTTTCTCTAACAACCTCCTTGAACGTTCTTTGTCTGTGCGACAAGATGTAGCTAAAAATAAAAATAAAGCCAGTACAGCTAAGATATAGGCTGAAAATAAATATTTAGGGTTTTTGTTTTGATTATTAAGCGCTATCATGCTTCATTTTGACTAAGTGAACCTGTCTCTGTTAATACTATTTGTCTTACATTTTTAGGCTCCGCTATTGCGTACTTAGGCCTTCTCGCTGTTAATAATCTAGTTTTGGCAATCCATGTAAAACCGACTGCATTAGATTGATTACCTCCATAAACTAAAAATGCTTTATCATTTTCACCGACATAAAAACCTACATGGCCGCCACCAGGTCTAACGAAAACCAAAACATCCCAAAGCATTTCACGCCCTTTAGTAACAGGGACGCCCCAATTAGCCCATTCTCTAGCTGCTAATAGTTTACCTGATGCAAATGGATAACCTGCTCTTTTAGCAACTACTCCGACAAATAAACCGCACCAAGGTATATCATCATCCGTGTACCATCCTGAAACGCCCACTTCTTTAGCCCATTTAGTAATTTCAACATTACTTCCTTTCCCTACAATCTCCATAATACCGTGGTGTTTTAAGGCTTCTACTAACATTTTAGGAGCTAACTCTTTGTTTAACCATTGGTATTTTGTTGGTAATATCTTTCCCATAACCTATTTATTTAATACTTTTTCCAATTACTTCAATCAATTGCTGTATAAATGTTAAACCACCGTAACCACCTAAGCCAATCGCTCCAACTAAAATCCACTTCCATTTGGTAATCATATCTTCAATGGTTTCAACCCTACCTTCTAAATCTTCTAGTCGTGGTTTATAACCGCCTTTTTCATGGAACTGAGTTCCCATAATAGCGTTATAAATCTCACTTACTTTTTTATCAAGGTTATCAACTTTATGCTCCAAATTATCCATTATTCTTCCTTATTTATTATTACACTATCTCCCTCATGTATTGCAGAAGATTCCTCCGTTCCTTTGAATGCCCTTGTTAATTGTGTTACGTTCTGTATTGTTACAATACCAAATATTAATAATATGGTTATATTGTAAATCACAATCAACCAAATCAAAGACTTAATTGCTAATACTGCTTCACTATTTACTTTTTCCGATTTAACAACTATGTAAACTAAATACAGCACCCCTAATGATAAGATGGTGTTTAAAAATACATACCAGCTATTAGTTAAGGCTCTAGCACTAGACTTACCATCTATCCCCTCAAATGAAGGCTTTAACCATTTTATTATTTTGTTCATGGCATTAAATTTTCTGGAGGTAAAACATCATCAAATAAAGGTTTAAATCCCCAATCTAATTGGAGGGTTGTGGCGTTACGGTTTAAGCCGTATAAGATTGCTTGTATGTTCATTATGCTCTATTTTTTATTTTTTGTGCGAAAGTTGCTATTTGTGATTTTCTGATAGCTTGCGCTTCGGTAAGCCCTAACCCTAAAGAAATCATTTGATATTGTTTATTTGAATAAAGACTAAAGTTTACGTTGTTACTTCTTACACCAATTTTAAAAGTATTTGTAGATGATTGGTAAGTGACTGTATTTGTTTTTGAGCTTAAAATATCACGACTCAAAACTTGTAATTTACCATCAAATATATTTCCTAATAAATACCCTGTTTTTATTGGCACTTGTAAAAAATCCAAATTAGCCGCATTGTTACCTAATGCAAATTGATTAACGGCATTATTATTTAATAACTCTATTAAATTGGCTCCGCTAGCATTATTAGTTGTGGTTGAAATATCTGCCGTAGCACTTGCACCTACATAAAGCGTATTAGAATAAACCGATAAATGTAAATTAGTAGGTGTTATTTGTGTGGATGGATTTATAAATGTTTCAGCATATTGAGTCGTTCCATTAAAAAGAATACCATTATTATCATGGGTAGCTCCATTTGGAAAAGTCAACCTAAATGCTGCATCTAAATTCCTAGGGTCTTTCCAGTTTAAAGCGTGAGATGCCGCTGTACCTCCTAAGTTCCCGTATAGGGCTGTATTCTTAGCCCAAATAACTTCATTAATTTCCATGCCAATAATAAAATGACCATAAAGCCTTTGAATGGCATTCAATTGGTCAGTAGTTTGTATAGCATCAACAACCGCCTTGCTTTCGTTTGCGTAGTTATACTTAACCCTACCTCCGTAAACTTTTAGTCTGTTGTTATAAACCTTTACTCTCATTTACCACCTCCTTACTTCATTATCTGCGTATGCGAAAAAAGTAAAAGTTCCGTTATCGTAGCTTTCGCCTTGTCTAAAAATCTTACTTGCTGCTGGTGTAATTGTTGCTCTTTCCGTTGACATAGCATCTAAAGCTGTGATAATATCTGAATCGAGTGTAACACCCTCATCTAATCCTGCTCCCCTTGTTATTGAGCCATCAGCACCAATAAATGCAACTGCTGTTCCTGTACCTGCAAGTGCTGTATTTGCGCCCTTAAAAAGAAAATCATCTGCCAAACCATTACGGTATATCTTTAATCGCTTACCTGTTGTTTCTCCCCAAATAGAACCTTCAACCGTACCTGTATAACTTGCGCCAAACGTTATTATAAAAGATGTTATTGCGGATGTACTTGCTGCTAAAACTAGCCATGCGTTTATAACTCCTGCCGTTCCAATCCCTATACCTAAAAACTGCCATCTTGCTGTAATGTTAACAACAATGTTTTTAATATTCGCCCACCAATCAAATATAGTTTTAGCTGTTGTAAATTTTACATCGTCCGTACCTGTTATAGTTTCCGCTGAACTTGCCTTTACATTTGCGGTTGCTCCAGTTGCTATACCTCCTAACTTAGTTTCATCTCCACTTGGATAACTTCTTTTAGCTGTGTTTAAATCAACCGCTGCTGTAAAGTCTGTATTAGGTACATTAGATAAACCTACTTGCGCTTTACTAACTGCATGAGGGTTAGTAGTAACATCTTGCGAATGGTCATAAGCTATCTTACCTCTATCACCTCTATATGCTGTTTGTGAAGTTTCACCTAAAGCTAAAGAACTACCAATTGCCACATAAGAACTACCTCCCCATCTATAAGTAACATTTGTATCTAAAGCAATGTAAATCTTTCCGTTTTCTCCTGTTGATGGGAACGCTGCTAAATCTGCAAACTCTAAGACATCGTCAACAAAAGAGGGTAATTGATTTGCAGGTACTGTTCCATTTACTAAATCTGCTTTACTATTTAAAGCCGTTGTATTAGCATCAACCTCCGAAACTAAAGCAATATTAGAACCGTTGTATTTTGGTCTATATAAAAAGTTAAACACACCAGTTATTCTATCCCATTGCATTGTTGAAGTGTACGATATTCCATCATTTTGTATTGTGGTAAAGTCTAATTTATTACCATCAACATCTATTGATGCAATTCTAAATAAAACCCTATTTGGTAAGTTTTGCCTTCCTGCATTAAAATATAAACCTACCCTATTTGTTAAGCTTTTTGCAAATAAATCATCTGTAAAGGTTTTTTCACCACCTACATTTTGAGGCGTATTAGTAGTTACAAATCCACTCAAATCAACAACAGGCGCATCAACTACTGCATCCGTAATTAACACATAGCTTAACAATACACTATTTGAAGGTGCGTTTGGTATTGTCGCTGCTGCGCTTTCTGTGCCTTCTACTTTAATTATAGTGTTTACATCTGTACCAAAAAAAGCTACATACCTTTGATTACCTGCCGAGCTTAAAGCTATTCCTGTAAATGGTGTGATTGCATTTGTTGAATAGCCTACTTCGTTAAAATTCCAAGTAGAAACTCCAATAGGTAAATTACCGTTTGTAAAATCTGAAATATCAATTATACCGCCCGATGTTAAGCCATCTAAAATAGGAACCCCATTAAATGGTATGCCGTTAACCTTAAATGCTCCTGTTATATCTAAGTCACCATTATTTAAAGCGTTCATTACGGCGTAATTAACAGGCGTAACAATAGGCACCGTAATTGCGCCTCCTCCTGCAAACACAAGTATATTTTTAAGTCTTATACTATTTGATGGTATTG